AGTTTCGGATAAACTTCATCGGTTGAGTAAACGAACTCTTGTCTTGGATTTCCTATCGCCCTTGGGAAATGTCTGAACCCGAGATGTTCGAGAAGTAATTCCATTTTCTCATTATCAAATCTCATCCAAATCCTCGTCCTTCCCGACGAGGGCTTCGAAAGCATCTCTGACATCAGCCAATTGATTTTTCAATGCGGCGTCATAAGCCAATTCGATTTTATCGTCAGTGATTCCCGCATGAGCAAGAAGTAAGTCAAGTTTGACGGCAGTCATAATTTGGTCGCGAGTTTCCTCGTCAATACCAAGCGCTGATTCTGCTTTCACTCGTTGATATAATCCATGATTCGGGTCGTACATTATCATCCCTCACGTTGCGCTTCTGTAGCAACGACAACAGTCGAACCACTTTCAATAATTGTGAACGGAGTCGCTGAATGTTTCTGAACAACGTAATTCTCACCGTCAAGCCGACCGAGGATTCCACCAAGATTCTCGGTGAAGTTTAGTGATATTGCAGGTCCTTCGACTGTTGCATTAATCGGCGTCATAGAACGATTGGTCTTTGAACCCCAATGTCCGGATTCGCAGGTCGAACCATTCTGATTGAAGTCGAATGAAACGTAAGGAGCGCCGGCGACAGTCATGTCAACTATTCCGTTTTGCATTTCTTGTTTCGAAAGTACGACTCTTGTTGTACATTTTTCTCCATTCTTCATTGGAATTGTAAACCAACCGTCAGAATCTTTCGGCATAATCCAATGGTCGGGAACGACGAAACAATCATCTTCATCAGCCGGATGATAAACAACATTTCCACCGCTTCGAGATGAAACGGTAATTGGAGAGTTTGGTTTGCATTCAAGTTTGACCATTTCACCGGGGAACTTAGTATCTAAAAGTGAAGCCATTGATTCCGGGTCGAGCAACATGATGACAGGATTCTTTACCTTCAAGCCGCCAATTGTTGCATTGGTCATTATCAGTTGAACTGTCTTAGCAATATCGTGAGTCCAAATACTCAATCCTTCTTCGGTGAATAATGCTTTCACAGGATTTGAAGGATTGTCGAGAACTGCTCGACGAAGTGCGGTTGACAGAGATGATGATTCGGCACGAACGATTCCCGTTCTGCTCACGTTGCTATTCGGCGTTAAGGTCATAGTTCTTCGTCGTTCCACACCTTTATGAAATGAATGGTGTATATTTACCGACGAACGGTCAACATTCCGGTCATTAACAACCCGACTACTATCATTCCCAAAGGTGGCAACAATACCACGATTGGTCCTATCAAACTAGGACTTATCTCCATGTTTCGTCCTATGTCTTCCCCCTTATCAATGTTTTGGTTTTATCAATGAAAAGACATCGTTTTCCCTACTTCCTTTACATTTTCGAATATATTGACGTCAATATGTGGGTATATTGGGGATAATATTGAGAAAAAAACTTGCGATATTTTGCACAGGTTAAGTAGTGTCAGAATATTGACACCAATAGCCCGGAAATAGTTTCTTTTTAATCGAACTTTTGCACACTTTTTGCACTAGAAAAAAAGTGCGTTTTTGAGCCGCAAGCGCACATTTATTTTGGCTTCAAAACGGCGTCGTTCTATAAGGAGTAAAAATACAGAGCCTATAGGAAGTCTTGGTAGTCAAGGTATTGACGTCAATATTATTCGTAGGCATCTTCCCTAGCAAGCCACAACTTTTGAGGGTATCGAGTTCGACCATCAATTCCGGCGACTCTTTCAGTTCCTACACATTTGAACAGATGTGGTTTCTTGGCGAGATGATTTGTGAGACGGTGCATTTCAAATGGTTGGTCATCTAATTGTACAATCTGACCTGTAGTCAATGCCGTCCCGGATGGATGCCCCGCGCCTGCTTTTAACATGGCTCGATGAAGGCGTTTTACGTTGCGGCCATCGGTCTTGCCCATGCGTCCGAATTGGCGCTTGCCGTACTTTGATGATGGAACTTCTCTGTTATTTTCATCAGTTGGCATCTTGTCTCTTACGAATAGTCAATGCTTTGAATGGTTTAGATATTGCGGTGTCTCTGATGGCTTTTTGCACATCCTCGGGTAAAACAGGCAACAACCGTTCAACATTTGTATTTGACAAAGTTGACATTTGTCCGTAAACTCCGGCCGGTACTAATCGCTGAACTTCGTGTGGAAGATACTTCTTGTTTTTCCTATCTTCCCACTTCACCGCATACTTCTCTGTAATCCTAGTATTTTCTCCTACGGCGGCGTGTCTATCGAACCACTCATTCTTGATGTGGTCTTCGATTGCTTTCTTTTTCTTTGTGAGAATTGCTTGAGCCGCCTTGATTCCTTGAAGTTGGTCTAACATTTCATCGGGGTCATCATCAACGGGTGTTGCTCCGACAACAATATCCCACGCTCCCATCTGAACAAGTTTTTGAGCCTTCGGACAGATTTCAGTAAACGCACACCATTTACAGGCAGGTCCGATTGTTGCCTTTGGTTCTTCAATTGAATTAATCCATTCCCATTTGGTTTTCAAGAATGCTTTGAAAGTGTCAATCTTTTCATCTGACCAACGAGTTGAAACAGTTCCATAACGAGTCAAATCGAAAGTGAATATAATATCCTTATCCGGCCATAATTCCTTAGCGACTGAAAGATACATTCCCGCCTGTACATTTGAATCTGCTTCCTCTTGTTTGATTGGCGCTCGTTGAGTTTTGTAATCAACAAGTTCGATTGTGTTCTCGTCAATCTCAAGCGTCAAATCAATGAACCCAAAGACGGGAACTCCATTTGACAAAATGTACGGCGCTCTATGAGAACCGAATTGTTGCTCGACGTGAAGAACTTTGACAGGTGCAGTTCCTCTCTTCTGAAACCAACGTGTCAACATTTTCACTCCATCTTCATAGAGGTCGAAATCAATTTCCGCTTTGGCGCATTCAGCGTCGTAAAGTTCTAGCAGTTTGTCAAGACGTGGGCGTCTGACTTTTCCTGTCTTTGGATTTGGTCTTCTCCACTCTTCGAGAGCGTTGTGAATATTACCGCCAAGACGAGCAGGTCCGAGATTGTCGCGATGTTCGTTAGCCCATTTTACTTGAACTGCTTCTTCATTTGGTGGGTCATAACGAAGTTTGTAAGATAGTTGACAATCTTGTGCAGTCTTCAAACGGGATGCGGATAAGTACGGGACTTTCATGTTTGTTCACATTCCTTTCGCTGTTAGCCACCTATTTGAAGAACTCGCTAACGGAGATGTTTAGGATTGCTTTTTTACGGCATTCCAAAACTTCTCTTGTGTTGGGTTCTCTATTCTGAACGGTTTACAAGTTCTTGATTTTCTGATTTCAGATACGTGGCGCGTCTTTAATTCGCCCTTCACTGTCCTCTGTTGTTGAGTCAATTCTATAATCCAATCAAACAAAGGGTCTGTCAAATCAGCACGTCCGGCCGCGGCGACTACACGATTCTCATTTGCAGTTCCATATCCTTCGGTGTAAGATTTCAAAAGAACGGTGGAGATGAAATGATATTTGTAAATCTCCGCACCAACCTTCAATCTCTCGTATGGTTGAAAGAACATTTTGTTAATAACTTTGTAAGAGTGCATTTGACCTTCGGCAAACATAGGGAGAGTTTTCTTCCCTTCTGAAATTGCTTGAGCCTGTCGAGATAGTAATTGTTCTGCCTCTGATTTTCCATGAACTTCAATCGAGTAATAATCACGACAAGCGAGATAATACGCGCCTTCATTTTCCATACACATTACACGGACGCCATCCGGATGTTCTTCGGCGTGTTGTCGGTGCAAGTCGATAAATGCTAGAACCATTTGGTTTACTTCTTCGGGTGTTCGGCAAACTTTTCTGTAAAGTCGTGGGCGAAGTTCCGGAGATAGTATGTCATCTCGAGCAACCAAATCTCTTTGGCCTTCTAAATCACAATCAATAATAGTCATCAATCCTTCTTCCGGTTTCAAGCCGGCAGTTTTCATTTCATGGTCGAAAAAGGACAGAGAGAAGTGTGATTTTCCACCGCCCGGAAATGCCTGTAATTTCATATGACGAAGTGGTTTGCTCTCCGCCATTGATGTTCCCGTATCTGCCGTTGCTATTAATGCTGAATAATCAGTCTTCTTCTTCTTAGCCATATCAATCCCTCATTTACCACCTATTTAAGCGACTCCAATCAGTCCCAATCGTCCCAATCATCGTCGCCATCTGTAGCGGGTTCAGCGGCTTTTTCAGCGGCTTTTTCAGCCTTCTTTGGAGTAGGTGTCTCGACAACTTCTTCTGTTTCCTCTGCCGTGGAATCTTCAACTATTGCAGTAGTTTCAGTTGGTGTTTCAGAAGCCACATCTTCTTCGTCGTCATCATCGTCAGTTATTGTCGGGACATTCGTTTTGAAATATGACGCCGCATCATCATCGTCGTCATCGCCACCTTTCGGTGTCTCGGGTTCGGGTGGAGAAACAACCACTAGACCGATTGCACATTCCATGTTTGCTGATAATCCGTAGTCATTGGATGACTTTACAGATACTAGAGCCAATATTTTTGAGTATTTTCCGAATCGTGTAGCGATTGCAGTTGAACACATACAGTTGAGAAGTAGATTCTCACCGGATTCAATTGCATCCATGGTCATAGTTGAGTCGTCTTTCAGTAGCATTTTTCCGAATTGATTTCCGGCACGAGAGTTTTGAACTCCGGCGTAAGATACTGATGCTTCGATAAGACGGAAGTCGTTGTTTCCGACTGAAAGATTGTCTTCCAAGTCCGCAATATCTGTTATGTCGAATAATCCTTTGAGTAATTCTTGACGGTCGCCATGTTCGTATTCTTCTTGAGCGAATGAAGCAAGACCTTGCATTGGTCGAAGGTCAAGAATATCTGCGTCAAGATTCTTGCAGGTTATTGCTAGAGAATATTTTCCATCTCTTTCAACGTCATCTGCTAGAGAAGCGTCTGCGTCCCAAAGTGAAAGTCTGAATAATGAAGGTTCTGATTCAACATCGTCATCTTCAACTACTGCCTGTCCCATGATGAAACATACAGGGCGAGGATTTCCGGAAGCCACACCAACGATTCGGTGATTTACTTCCCATATATCTAGGTGTCCGGTGTATCTCTTCTGACGAAGGATTGCGGATAAATCCACTAATACAGTTTCGGTTATGAATTGTTGCGCCGGTTCGGATGATGCTCCGCCGAGTTCAGAGATGGTTTGCGACAACGAAGGGTCGTTCGCTTTTCTCTGATACATTTCAGCGACGGGTTTTCCGTCGGTAAAAATGCCGTTCACTATGCCGCGCTCAATATATGGTGCGAGGCGTTTCTTTGCTATCTTGGGTAATGCAGTTTGAGATTTGCTCATATCGTACCCTCATTCCCCACCAATATAAAGGACAGGGTGTGTTCAAGAATCTTCATATTCATCAATGTATAATTCAGCCAAGGATTCCCATCCTTCATTCGAATGCTCTGATATTTGCACTTTCTTGATAGTTTCTCTGACAGACTTTTGCGCTTCTAACTTTTCAGTCGCAGTTGATTTCTTGGTTTGGTCAAGCCAACTTGTGCCGGAGAACATTGAGTCTCTTGACCTATTGACGCCAATAATGTCCCAAAGCATTCTATCTCGATTTGATTTTCTCATGTAATTTGGTAATAACAAACTTCGCCAAACCTGCGAATCTTTCTTTGATTTACATCCAAGCGATTTCAGAATTGCTTTTTCGTTCTTATCTATCTGTCTGAACTTTGCGGGTTTGCCTGCTCTAGTAATCACGTCAGCGAAGTCCTCGAGGATTACAGGGATTGCTTTTCGTGCGTGTTCAATGAATAGGGGTGTTAAGGCATATGTCTCCATTAAACCGCTACGGGTCTTCACCAAGCGCCATGTCTTTCTCCCACCGCCTCGGCCACCACCTCTTGCTTTTACTTCTATCAAGCCGGCATCTTCTAAAGTCGGCAAATGTTTTTCGAGCAAAGCATTCTTGGTGCAGGCGAACGCATTGATGTGTAGCCATTGAAGAATATTGTCAGCGGAGAGTGGTCTTTTCGATTGTTCCATCGCAGTCATCTCGGTGAAGATAACCCACGAACCATCCGGTACACCCGACAGGCTCGCTCTCAATACCAAGTCGGCAAGGATTAATCCGTACACATTATCTTCAACAGAAGACAACAGATATTCTGTATCGTTGAAAACTTCAACCGGGCGTTGATGTTGATGCAACAAAGTGATTGAATCAATTATTGACAGAACTTTTGCTATGTCTCTTTGATGTTGAGCGTTCTTAGCAGGGAAGAAGTCCGACATTATAGGAGCGAATATGTTCCTAACTTTGTAATTTTTCAATGACAGCATTGACGCTTGTAATAATTTCACATCGGGATGGACGTTGAATTGTTCGGGTCTTGCTTTGGAGAGTAATTGATTCTCAACAACCATTCCGACTTTCTCGCTTGTAATATCCGGAGTCATCAGAAGTTGTCTTGTGATTTGTTCTTGTTCCCTAGGATTTCTAGTGGTTAGCGTTATGAAACTTGGTTGACCTCTAATAATGAAATCTCTTGTCTCAATCTCTCCTGTCAGTTCATTTTTGATTGGAGTTTTCCAAACCAATTCTGAATCGTCGCCGGACATTAATGGTTTCATCTTTCTAATGAAAGGTTCTGATTCATCTTTCTCAAGAACGACAATACATTTACCATCGACTTTCACAATGAAGTTCCCGTCTTCATCGACTTCATCATAATCGTACTTCAATGCTTCACGAGATGCACCGGCTAGAACCATAACCATCGACTTAGGAAAACCGTTCCTAGCAGTTAGAGTCATGTATGTTTTTCCGGACGCTGACTGACCAATCATCTCAAGATTCAGTGGACTTCCGGTTTTGCATGACAACATAACTAAGAACGTGAGAAGCAAGTTCGCATCATCACCGACAAAAGGTGTTCCTCTTGATTCGTGTAGAATCTCATTCACTCGGTCAATCAAATCCTCTTTCTTTAGGAACTCTTCAATCGTATCGGCGTCAATAGCCCCAAGAGTTGAATCCTCACCGTGGTAAGTTGATGCTTCAACAAGTTCTCGCTTCTCAATCGGAGCGGGAATATATGTTCCATCTTTCAGAATAATTCCGACAGCCAACATTCTGTTAGCCCAATTCTTTTTTGCATCACCCTCTAAACCACTGTCAAGCCGGCTAAGTGAGTGTTGAGATAGGACATTTATCTTACCCTTCGGTGTACCGTCAATCTCAAGCGCGAAGTCCATTCTACCTTTTGCGGCTGATAAAAATGTCAGTGAACATTCGAGTCCTTCAACCACCACATCAAATCTTGTTGCACTGTCCGCTGATTGCCTAACTTCGCCGTCCATATTGAAATGGGACATTCCCACGTTAATAAGAAAGTCGTGTGTGATAGCCCCTACCTACTATCACGAATCCGTGTAATCCGTGTTGCGACAGCCCCTACCCTCTGCCACTTCCCCTCGCCCGGGGTCTGCCGTGTACTTCCTCGTTGTTTAACGTCAGTCTTCTGACGGCGAACTGCCCAACATGAATATTTTACAACCTCTGTTGTGTGGGTGGCGTACCCACTTTCGCTGTTTGACCCTATAGGTGTCTGTTTATAAGTCTTTTTATTGATAGAATGAGACATTGATAAACCGAAACCTTTATAGCCGGAAGTGCCTACGACAGTACAGAGAAGAAAGCCACTCCGACACCGCCCTTCAAGCACGAGGCAGAACCGCCACCGCAGGGGTCTTGGAAGGACAGAAATCTTCTCTCGCCGAAAGGCGTTCCCGAACGAACGGACGATTTGGGAGCGGCCTTTCTATCTTACTCACAGGGCATGATTGGAATAATGGAACAACACAAGGAAGAGAGAGGCGGACTCATAAAAAGCAGTTTCTTGTGCCGTTTGAAACTTCATGCCCGTCAACCATTACTTTCGATATACGTCCAAGTATGGTCTTGGGGCGGAACTCCAATCTGACACCAAAATATTCCGCAACCCGGATGTTCACCGCAAATGATTACAGCGTTCGGCCATTCCTCGGGCTTGAGAAGAAAGCCATCCATAGGTCCTTCTCTTTTACAATTCGGACATGACGGCCAATTTGCATAACCGTAAACTCGAACTTTTCTTGAGGGGATGTCAATAGTCTCGCCATTCATTTCAAACTTGTGCTTCGGAGCAAGAACGAACTCGGGTAATTCTTTCACGCAATCCCTCGCTTCAACCACGGCTTCATCTCTCTTATTGAGTTTTTGAACCATGACGGCAACAGATGACTGTTCCATCTCGCCCACCTTTGCCACGACCCATCAAGGATGTACAGGTCGCCTTTGTCATCTTGACTTCTAATAATTCGTCCCGCGCCCTGTACAAGTTTCAGAGCAGTTTGGAGATTGTACCATGACTGACAAGGTTTCGCGCAGTTGAATGATGAACACATTCCGTTTGAATATTTATTCGGTTCTTCATACGGACAAGCCGGAGTTCCTTCGTTGTCTCGTCTCCATGAATGCTCGTCCTCTTTCATTCTCAATTCGATTTGAGGGTCTTTGACAGGAAGGAATGGAATCTTACAAATGACCAACCATTCAGCAAGCCGGCCTTTGAAATCGAATCCCTCACCGACGTAGGTCGAGATGAGAACTAAATCCTGTCTCGGAGATTTGAAGAAAGTGTCAATCGCAATATTGCGTCCTGTCGCATCTGAACCATGAGTTAGAATCCTATCTCCATAACCCAAGTCGCGAAGTCCATCAACAATTTTCTCACGGATATAATGTGAGTGAGGCAGAACGACTCCACGCTTGTCTGTATTTCTATCCATGATTGCGGCTATCGCTTTGATTTGTTTCTTGACGCTATTATCACGCTTGCTCCAAGACATAGGACCACATGGAGCGTAAACGATATTGAAGTTATCCGGATTGAATGGAGATTTGTTGACATTAACATACAGAGTTTTCTGATGCCCAAGTCCGAGATTGTTGAGGAAGGTTTCACAATTCAAAATTGTCGCTGAAAGGAATATTCTTTTCTCGCTGATTCGTTCGAGATGTTCAAGCGCGAAACTATTGACACGAATAGGCTTCGCAACTACGAACTTCCCATTCCTGTCGCTCTTGGTTTCGACAATAACTCTCTTCGGTTGTTTTAGCAATTCCAAAAATGTTGAACATCGGCTCAATAACTTGCGCCCATTTTCTACACCCTTCTCATCTTCATCCTTTTCCGCAAGTTCGAGATAACGCTTCGCGCCATTGAAAAGATTCTCCATCGGAGTTTTCCAATCCTCGGGAGCGTAAGCCATTGGTAAACCTGTACGAGCGCCGTGAATCATTTGCCAATCTCTTGTCGTTATTTTTACTTCCATCAAATCCATGAAGAAGGATTCCATGTTGTGAGCCTCGTCAATTATTGCGAACTTTCTTTGGTCGAAGTTTGGGTCGCCCTGTATGACTCTGAACATATATGCCGGATTCGAGAGCGTCAAGCGAGCATCAGTAGCCGCGTATTTTTGTTCGTAGTACGGGCAAGGGTCTTCCCGCTTCGTGTGAGGACAGGACTTCTTGACACCATGACAAGGCGCTCCGTCAGCATTACCCGAACGAACCCAACAAGGAAAATTGGAACGGCCTCGAACTTCTTTGAGAACATGACCGTAATCATCTTTGTATTGTTGAGCCAATCCCAAACTTGGGGCGAGAAGATATGCTGATTGAAATCTTGATTGAACAGTCATGGCGATTGCCGACTTCCCGATTCCGGTAGGTGCTTGGATGACTATGTTATCGAAGTCGTCATTTTCAAGCGCCCAATAAATTACGTTGAGAACTTCGTCTTGATATTTCCTCGGAGATGGCATTGGGAAGTCCGGACGAACTTTCTCCCACAAGTCCGGAAGCGGTGCTTTGCTTGGTATGTTGATTCTAGTAATGCCCATAGAACGAGGGGTGATTCCCACGTTATTAAGCGACGTTGCCCGCTGAACAATGAGCGGCCATTGAGTAAGTTCCGAAAGGCATGAAATACTCTTCACCATTGTAATTTCTTACTGCTCGGCGAACTGCTTCTTCTCCACGCTCTGAAACCCATACTGATGCGTTTGTTCGGCGCTCTACTGTAAAGTACCAATGACAGTTTGAATCGCAAACTGATGTTGCTCTGTATGTCTCGCCTGTTGTGAATGTCGTCTCGCCGCTCATGTTCTGTCCTACGGCTTCCAGCATATAAAGGTTTTGTTCTATCAATGTCTTGAGTTATCAATAAAAAGATTTATAACTCAAAGGCTGTTCGCTTAGATTGAGGAAGAAGAGGGCTACGAGAGGTTCGATTCCCACGCATGGTTGCGGGCTTGATTCTAAATGGGGGGTTGCTCCCCCGCCTCATCAATGTCTTGAGTTATCAATGAAAAGGTTTATAACTAAACGGCTACAGGGTCAAATGCGATAGAGTCAGCCGGAATAGGCGACTTCACCGGCCGGCCTTCCACCTGTAGGGTAAACCCGTAAATCAGAGTTGGCTTGCTCCACTCCCGACGGGGGGCGGGTGTTGGCTCTTGACCGCAGATTCCTCATTTCTTCGGAATGCCGTTGTAAGACATTGTTCCGCCTTGACTTCGGTGCATCCATTCACGGAGACGATTGTTCTCGTCGTTTGTTCTGAATATAGTTCCCGATTGAAGATGAATCTCCCAACAATATTCCATGTGTGTGATTGCTGAAATGTCATCAATTCGAATCATCGTTAATCCTGTCGTAGTTTCTAATTCTAAAAAGTCCATTCATTTCACCGTCGCTTGTTGCCTATCATCGGGGCGCATATTAATGGGGAGAAATAACACAAAACCCCATGGGCGCGACGCCCCAACAACAGGGCTTTCAAGGAAAAGAGTGTCCGCGCCCATATCATTCCCTGCTAATCCCACCTTAATTAATTAAACGAACATACTCATACTCTGATGTATATACAGTTCAACTATACTATGTGTCTCTTAGGGGGTTAGTCAGTTCGATTCTTTAGACTAGATTCCCCCCTAAAGGGGGGGAATCTAATGATGGGGATAAAAACTCCGATTATTGCGAAACGCCTGTTGCATATCTCAACATGGCAACCAAATCGGGGGCTTGACGACCAACAGTCATCGTCATTGATACGTCGCTCGGGCTGTATTTTATTGATACATCGAATACTCTTTGCCTGCCTGCTAGACCGCCATCAGTGGAAGCGAAGTCAACTACTTGACCCGGCATAATATCAAACCTCTCCGGTAGCGCTTGAACATTCCAACGAGAACCTGCTCGACCTTGTTGATTCAATATTTGTTGAGCAAAGAACTTGGCTGTCGGAACGTCAGTCGCCGCAGTTTCTTCGACAATAATATGAACAGGATTTTGAACAGGTGTTGTAGGTTCGGTTGCTATCAAACCGATTTCAGAGTTTGTGATTGACACTTTATTTACGAAGTCTAAATCTCCCTCATCTCTAGTTATTTGAGTCGGGTACAAATCCTGTGGGACAGAAGTTTTTGGCAGTCTCCCGGCGATGTAAGGTTTCAAACTTGTATCATCAACTTCCCTCAATCTCACAAGATTAATGTACCCGTTAACCTCTGCTTGAAGTATGACTTGGTTGGGTGTGTTGTTGACAATATCGAGTATTGTTTGGATTGCATCGAGACGACTTTTCTTAGACAAATCCAAACTTGAGGGAAGTATAACTCGGGTTTGTGTTGAGATTTTTCCTAGCGGCGGACCGTATGAAGAACCTGCGATAATATCTCTACAAACCACACCCGCGTCGGTTTCTTGGTATGTTGGATTAGTCAAAAGAACTTCTTTCGTCAAATACCCTAGAGCATCTAGGCAGATTATTGAAACCGTGGTAGAATCTTCTTCAATGTCTGAAACGAATCCTGTAAAAATTAGTGGTGGATTATCCCACTCCCGGGGAGATGCAAAAACTTGCACCGTGTCGCCAAGTTTCACAATACCGGACCGTCTTCCCGCCACACTAT